TCAGGCCAGCGGTGGAGTCTTCAGAGAACCAGTAATTATTCCCGGTAGTTTTCCTCTGTAGGTTATCAACACATCCTGCGCCTCTAAAATGATGGGCCGCTTTTCCGGCAACGGACCATCCCCTTCACATAACCCGGCAGCAACATCCATGAAAAACTGCTTCGCCTGCTTTTTCGCCTCAGCTTCGTAAAACTCCAGCGTGGCTCCTTCAGTACGGTCAAGACTAATCGCCACATCTGGCAACAACAGTGACGGATACCCACCAATTTCCAGTGCCACAGTAACAGTAATCTTATCCGGGTAATTATTTATCCCTTTAACAACCAGTTCGTATTTTTTCTTCATCGCTTTACTCTCCCCGCGCCGCCTTACGACGGTCCTCTCTGATTTTGAAATACAGGTTCGTCAGGTACGTCAACAGACCAAACAGCAGACTCCCCAGCACGCCTATTGCCGCCCACTGAGACGGGGAAACCCTGTCCAGCAACTGCAGGAACCAGTAGCCCGTTCCCACCGCTGACGTGGTGTATGACACACCTGTTGTGATTTTTTCCATCTGGTACATACCCCGTCTCCCGTTATCCGGAAGCTCACAACATGAAAAAGGCCAGCAGCTGTTTACTGATGGCCCTGACTCCCCGTTACAGCATCATGACCGATTCGGGTTGAGGTTCAGTCGCATCGGCGACCGGTGATTCAGGCTGAACTTCACCGCTCTCTGCGGTGGTATCTCCCGCTTCAGTCGGTGGCTCTGCCTGTACACCAAGCAGCTCATCCAGAATGGCATCAACCTCTGCATCAAGACGCGCCTCAAGATTCTGGCGGAGTTTTTGTTTCAGTGCGCTCAGGACTTCTTCAGAGCGCAGGACTTCCTTCACTGCCTCTGCAGTGACCAGGGATGTAATTTCTGACATGGGATTTTCTCGTCGAAAGGTGTGATTAAGAAAGTTGCCGCTAAATGAGCGGCTCTTCGGGTTTGCTTCCGGCTGACTGACTGGCGCTGATTTTCTCAGCGGCCCTTTTGTCAATCTGTCTGCGCCAGAAGTCACGCATGGCCCTGTACCCACCCGAAAGGAGATACAGCACACAGACCACCGTACAGAAGTACAGCATTAACTGGTTCAGAAATGTCATAATTTCTTTCCGTTATTGTTGACAATAAGAACTGTTTTCATTAAAAACCAGAGTACGAAAGTATCGTTCCTTTATTTTTTCTCCATAGGTATCACCACCGCCAGCGTCCATTCCTGTCGCTGGCGGTTTTTTTTATCATGCCGCAGTGTCTGTGCTGTTCACTTCCACCGCAATGCTGTCTATCAGTACCGGGTAAGTCGCACCTCTGGTAATGTCTGTCACATGCAGTTTATCCGCCGCAAAGGCACTGACCGGTGACTGCGTCAGCGTGAACGGTGTGCCATCCTGACCATCAATAACCGGCGTCACCTGAAGGCTGTTATTCCCGGCAAAGCGGAAAGCCAGCGTATGCCATTCGTTATCAAATGCGCCAAAGCTTCCCAGTTTCAGGTTGTTTGTCGCCACTTTCGCATTGTGGTACATCACATTCAGGTCTTTTGCATCTGTCTGGATGTAGAACGCTGCCAGCAGGTTATTCCCCCCGTCTCCGGTCAGGGCAACGCCCTGTGGCAGTGAAGATACCGGCCAGTAAAACGCCATAACATACTGGTTCGCAGCCAGCGCTCCCGAAACCTTAAAGCGGCAGCGAATCTGCCCCCCTTTCTGTAACAGAGCCGCACCGTTGCCCGCGGCGTACTCCAGCACCCAGCTGCTTTTACCGGCTTCCTTGGTCAGCTTCACTGCCTTACCTCCGGTTCCCTCCGCATCGCTGACCACTTCTGCCCTGCCGCCACTGGCTGACCATCCCTGTACTTTCAGGCTTCCCTCTGACTCGCTGGCAAGGTAAGAGAGCAGTGTTGTGACGCCTGTGGCTTCTGCACCGGAAGGCGATGACGGGCGCACCTCTGATACTGTCGATGATCGCCCCCGCGTTTAGCGCCACTCTTCCCGCATGGCGCAAAATCGCCGTTGCCAGACGGTCGGAAATAATCCCGCGGCGAGCCCATGAACTGAAATGGCTCGCCCTGTCCTGTGACGTCCAGGTGGCTGAGCTGTCACGCCATTTCGAACCGTAATATCCGATACCCGGAATGTCCGGGTCTTCTTCCGGTTTGTTCGTCGGCACATTCACCCCGTTCTCATCGGTCATGAACGGTACGAAATGGATATTCTTTTCCGTTTTGTTTTTGTAGCTGCCGTACACCGTCTGGTACGAGGATTCGTTCTTCTGCTTCCAGAAATACGTCGTATCTCCACATATCCAGGGAACACCGCCAGCAGAGCCACCGACGCACTGACCTGCCATATCCGCCAGGTCTGCACGGAATTTATCAACCAGCGCACCAAACTGTGCTGCGTGATTTACCGGCGTACCGCCAAAATCAAATTCCCCCTGCATCCACACCACGGCAAACAGCACATTTTTCGGGTTCTTCTTCAGTGCTGCTTTTGTTCGACCGATAAGGTCCTTATACAGCGGCTTGTCCACACCCCAGCGGGTTGAATTCTCCGAGGCACCACTCGCGTCACTGTATGTGCCATCGGCTCCGGTGGTGAACGCTGAACCACCACGACAGCACGGAACCAGCAGAATGCCCGCATTCGCCGGTATAAACGGCAGCAGTTTTTTGGCGATATGCAGCCCCTGCCCCACGGTACCGTACTGCCCCTTTGACAGGTCCGCTTTCGGATGGTTAAGGCGGCTCATGTCCTGCACATCATGCAGACAATGGTCCGCCGGAATGATGTCGTTATATTTGCATGCTGCACCGCCCGGTGTCACCGTACTGCGGCGCGCCAGCTGCTTAATACGCGGGTCCGGACGGTCATATGTCTCCGGCAGCGGAAGGCCTTCACCATATGCCATGCTGTTTGACTGCCCCGCCAGAACCACAACAAAGTAATACTCCGGGTCTCTGGTGGCGCTGATTACTGTGCCTTCTCCATCCGACGGCTTCACCAACACAGGTGTGGTGACATCACCTTCCGCCGCAATGGCCTGCATCAGAGTATAAGGCGTGATGGCCACCGGGCTGCCAAATGGCTGCCAACCCTCCTTCAGTTTTTGTGTCAGTCGTTCAGCAAGGTCTGACGGCGACGCCGCCCTGACCACGTCATAGTGTTTAAATGCCATGAATCCTCCCGGCCGGGATAATGTTGTGAGTCAGATAAGGGGCGGGCTGAAGTCCGGAAGTTACAGGACAATGACAGAAGGAAGACTACAGCCCGCAATACGAAAAAGGCCGCGCAGTTGCGCAGCCTTATAAACCCTGGTTAAAATCCACACGATAAAAATGACAATGCAAGTATCTCATGCTGTTGCCCGAACCTACTCGGGCTTTTTTTGTCATGTAAAAAGGACTCCTGCGATGAGGAGCCTGGATATATGCCTAATCTCTGTATACAGCATGATGCCGGGTGCCTCCCGGTGAATTCTGCAATGACCAGACAGAATCCGCAACTTGCCTATACAATACGCAACCAAACATCTGTCATTATGCCCCGCCGCCCAGGGGGATTCATCATGCAGGATTTTTTTAACAAACGCTCAGCATGTCAGGCAACAGTCAACTGCCTGAATTGTGAGGCATTTAACATTTCACTGCCCGGTGTCTTTCCTGTAATAAAAAGCCCGAAAAAGAGAGTCAGGGCAGATAAGTGTGGTGTGGCGCGTTGTACTGGATTCGGACCAGTGACCGATTGCTTAGAAGGCAATTGCTCTGTCCGGCTGAGCTAACAACGCTGAATACCAATAATGGACCGCCATCGGGGACCCGAACCCCGCGCAGCCAGCTTCGAAGGCTGGCGCTCTGTCCCGATGAGCTAATGGCGGTATCTGATATGGTGGCCCTTGCTGGATTTGAACCAGCGACCTGGCGATTATGAGTCGCTCGCTCTCACCACTGAGCTAAAGGGCCGAGCCAAAAAATAATAATCAGATGAAAATCAATAATCAAGCCCTTGCCTGGATACATATCTGTCTGGCGGGAAGCCATAATAGCGGTGAAATACAGAAATAAAGTAGGACCTGCTTGAATAACCGCATTTTTCTGCTACAGCCTGTCCATATCCATACCGGGAACATAACATATTTACAGCAACACGCATCCGCTCTTCCAGCAACAAGCGACTGAACATGCCCCCTTCATTTTTCAGTTTTGTCTTTAACAAACTCTCACTCATATGCAACTGTAGAGCAATCGCACCAAGCGTCCAGCTTGCTGATATATCTGTCTGAATTATCGCCCTGACTTTGACACTTATGCTGGATAAACATCCACTTAAAAACAATGACATCCGTTCATCTGTTTCAAACAGAGACAGGCAGGCCATCATAAGAAACATATCCGTGGCCTCTCCGGAAAATCCCTGGCTGGTAATTAAAGCCGCAGCCAACGCAGGATTGTTGGGTTCCAGCAACAGGTAAAGCGGAATGTCAGTCAGACGAGTCCTCGTCAGCTTATGCTGACTTTCCAGATATTGACTTACGACGGATTCGCTTATATCAACAATTTTAACTTTGCCATAATGCATAAGGAAAAGCTCCCTGATGCATTTGGTGGCCAGAACAACTGAGCCTGGCTTAAGTGACAACGTATCCTTTTCAAGAAAAATATTAATTGGGGAGCAAACCATGATAACTGAACAGACAACAGCCATTATAATTTTACTTTCATTAGCAATTGGTTAGCTCAATTATAGCCCCAAAAGGTAAATTATCATCAACACATAAGCAAAGGACTGACAGGTGTCGCCCCCCACCAGCCGCCCATTCACCACAAATAAAAAGCCTTCAGGACTGAAGGCGTCTGTAACAACCGCACTGATAGTCTGCCAGACCCGCCATAACAAGCTGGGTCAGTATTAACTGGCAGCGTTCGCGTGAAAGGTAAGTATTCTGCGCAATCTCCCCGACTGTCGCCGGTTCGGTAACGCTTAATTCATCAAACACAACTCTGGCGGTTTCTGTCATATCCTGCTGTTTCAGCATGTCTTTTTACCCTTTCCGGTTAACGTGACATACCAATAACTCTTGTCTAAAAAGCCAGCAAGATAAAAAGCCAGTATTCACGACCACCAGCGTGTTTACTGTACTGCACAAGGTTTACAGGTACAAAAAACCGCTCAGCGGCGGGTTTAAGTTGTGTGGCGAAGTAACCACTCTTAACACGATATAATACTTTTTGCGTACGCGTTAGGATTTTTATAAACTATGCGTCCCCATTCTCGCTATCTTTAGTCGGTCCTGGAATACACATGAAAGTTAGAAGCATAGGATTTACAATAAATAACAATAACAAAAATATTAATACCGTTGACGTAATGAATGCTTTTATCAACGCATCAAACAGAGAACACAGTCGCACAGACTATACTCGTAAAATTCTCATTTCGGATGTGAATGATTTCTATTATGGATTAGTTGTCACATTCAGAAACCAAAAAAAGAACTGTAAGTCGCAATTTGTTGATGGTAAATTCCAGCTTAAAATTGAAGATCTTCAAGGAAGTGACAAACTTGCTAATTTCAACTTTTTCTTAATTAAAAAATCTAATCTTTCTGGTCTCTATATGTATCACCACGGTTCATGCAGTCTGAACACTCTCTTTTCTCATTTAGAAACAATAAGTAATGAATTTATCAGAAATCAAAATAAAGAAGAAATAAAAAAACTTGGTGATAAACCAAAACAAAAAGAAGTAACTGCAATAAATAAAAAATACAAAGAAAGACTGACTTTCAGCCTTATGACAAATAAAAACAACATTCAGAGTGTTTTATGTCAATTCAAAGAGATTAAAAGCACAAGCTTTAAATTTAATTATATAGATTTTAAAGGTGGACCAATGACTGCGCTTGAACAATTTGTTAACACCACCACAATAGATATGAATTTTAATTCTAGCGACAGAACAAAAGTGCAACAACTATCTCAGAATCTTTCAAATATTTATAATTCTATGAGTGGAGTTGCTAAAGCACAGGTTATTGCAGTAAACCATGCAGGAATAGAAAAAACCATTGATTTTATGAACTGCCCTGTTTTTTTGAAACATACGATTTCGATATAATTGCCGATAAAGTCAATGGATTGACAAACGATAATTATACAACAAACCCTGTTTTTGATATGATAAAAGAAGAAATGCTGAACGGGACGAATAAAAATGCCTTTATATGAATGGCTAATAAATAAAAGATTGAGGTATCAGTACCTTACACTGCTTGCATTCTCGATCCTGGCATTGCTTGCACTTTACCTATTGTACAGAAACACACCTAAAGTAAGTGTTAACTTTTTTGAGTTTTATCATAAAAACTTACGAGGCTATCTCTTCTCCGGTTTTATTTCCGTGGGCTCATTTTTATTGAGCCTGCATACCTTTGTCATAATAAATTTACGCGATAAGGTTTTTGCAACTCAGGAATATAAGGAAATTTATAGCATTGCCACTGGTATACCTATTGACAAAATCAATGATAGTGTACTTTATAAACCTTTAGACAATTTATCCTCATTTATTAATACATCAATATTATGTTCTATCACAACAGCAATTGCACAATTCACTATTGGACTTTCAACTAATTTATATGCATGCTTATTTTGCGTATGGCTTGCAATACTAACGGTATTTCTTTTATTACATTGCCTCATCATAATCAGACAAAATATTAAAATTTTATTAAAGCAACAGAGAAAAAAGGGGGGTAATTCCCCCTAATATTACAACATTGAAAGCACACCATCCAGAAAACCAAGAGCTGTTTGCAACTCTTTTCTTATTGTCCCATCAGAACACTTCTGCTTCTTTGCAATAGTTCTTAGTGAGATGCCGATAACAAAATGAGCAATAACCAACTCATACTCTTCGGGCTTATATTTCCGCAATCGCGCAACACAGCTGTCAATCATGATTCCTTCATCATCATCGCATTGTTGGCGTGTTTTCTTTCCATGAGGTAGTAAACCTTTAAACCCTGCAGCAACAGGCTGCCAGTCCACACCACTGTTATCTGCTGCAGCCCATGCACCCCAGCGGTCCAATACTTCATACATATCACGCATCAACTTTCTCCACAAAATCAGGCCAGCACGCCAATTGCCAGTGCACGATCGATAAAACGAAATATCAGCTCCAGCTGGGAGCCATACTTCTCTTCAAATGCCACGGTATCCGCATGCAGCTCGTCGTGATGCTTTCTGCACAAAGGCAACACAAAGAGGTCATGCGCTTTTGTAGCCATTCCACCCTGACCGTGACCTATCAGGTGGTGGGGATCATCAGCAGGTTTTCCACAACATGCGCACGGCTGCGTCTTAACCCATCGCGTGTACTTTTCATTAACCCAGCGGCGACGTTTTGGGCGTAACATAAAAGACTCCGGCGACTCCGGATCCACTTTCAGCGCCAGCACCTTTTTTGCCTTATCCTGGATGATGCTGGTGGCAGGAACCGAAGGCACAAGGTCACTTTCCCGGGTGACAGACGGCACAACAGGCTTCGGTAATCTCAGTGCCTTACGGGCTGCACTTTCCGGTAAGGCATCCGCCAGATCATTACGAATCAGCCACCAGCACAGTTCCGGCATTGTCACAACGTGACTGTCATCAAAACCGAGATCCCGACGCACGACAGACAACACCCAGCGGGCACAGTTATCCGTTGCCATTGACTCCAGCCGTTCCGTGAACTGATCACTCAGCTGGTTATCGCAGTGCCAGCACAGACGGATTGCGCCCGGCGCGTGTCGCATTGTGGTCATGTTCTCGCTGTGCCAGTCGGAATGAGGCCACTGACAGCCCTTTTCACGAAGTAACCAGCTTTCAAGGACATTCCACGCCACCAGCACGACGGATCACTGCCTCATTACGGAACACGGCCCGAACGGCAGGATCATCCGCCAGCGGTTGTGATGCCGCCGGAACGGCACCACTGGCAAAAGATGAATAACGTTCCGGCTCAGGCTCCAGCAGGACACGCCCCTGCATAAACAAGGGCATCAGCTCTGAACCTGGCCTGAACAATACGATCCCCATACGCGGGGCAATTTCAGGGGTCAGTAGTGCTCTCACGGTCACCTCAATGAACGGTATCGAGCAGCTTTAACAGCTCAGGGAATCGGGATTCGAAGAAATGCGGCTGCGTCTCGCGTGGATTTGCAGGACTGGTGATGTTCTTGCCGAACATGCAGCCTTTCGCCGTCAGCGACCAGAATTTTTTGATGTTGTTAATCGCGGTACGGCTGTATCGTTCGCGTTGTTCAACGATCCCCAGCTTCACCATCTGGTGATATGCCTGATTAGCCGTCAGGCGGATACCATACTGTTTCAGCAGTGCACTCAGCGACAGCGTGGGGCGGCTTGAGCCATCAGGCGCATCAGCAGGAGCATCAATGGCATAGCGCGGTGCCAGATTCGGTAAGCCAACAGCCTCCTGAAGTTTCTGACAGGCTCCAAGCACTGAAGAGTTAGACAGATTTAACTCCCGGCGCATAAAGTCCAGCAGAATCACACCAGCCTGCATCTTGTCAGCAGCCTGTTCGGATAATTTTTCCGGTGCGCTGGTTACCATGTCGAAAGTACGGATCACCTTCAGATGGAATGACGGGCTGATCCACATTGCATAGGCATACACCAGTTCTTTGCAGACATACGTCCCCTGGTTATTTCCGCCACGAATAACGTTAACTGGCTCTATATTGACCGAGTTGCAAATCTGCAACTCGCTTATTAAACGCTCAGTTTGCTCATTGCGGAGCCAGAATGCAGGCTTATGCTTATCCAGAGAACCGGCAGCCCTGTGCAGATCGTTCAGGCTGTAACGACCATAAGCATCACGACGAACTTCAATACCATCAATGACCATCAGATTATTCATACTTCGTTTCTCCTCTTAATCAGGCGGCTGCACCCGCCGTTTTCTCGTACTTACTGATAGTGATCTCGACCTTCCCTTCCGGGATAACCGGTCCCCACTCCACCAGCATTCTTTTCACCTGACTGTCGTCTTCCCACACACCCGCGTGGGTCAGGGCGTCAAACAGCGCCTTGTTATAGTTGTCCAGATCGCGGATCCGGTTATCCGGAGGAAACAACACGATCTCCACTGAAGCAGGTGCCGACGTTGGTTTTGGCAGACGACGTAACTGCTCAACTATTGCTGCACACGCCGCGCTCTGGAATTTGCGCCCCGCCGCGCTTATCAGGCTCTTACCTGCAAACGCCCCTTTGTTGGGGTGTCGCCAGTACGTGTTCACGCTGGGCGGGAAAGGCAGAATCAGCTTCATACTTTCAGACCCCTCTCATGTAACCAGTGGGCTGCACGCAGCCTGGCGTTTTCCTCACCGGCAAGCAGTGAGCGGATAATCCCGACCGCCTCGCTGTCGTCGTCCTTCACCGCGGTATGAAGCGTTATCCCCCGGGCCACACCACGCTTTATCGTGATGACGCCTTTTTTCTCCAGTGCGCGAAGATGCTCCACCGCTGCATTCACTGAACGATATCCCAGCATGGTTGCCACCTCCTGATTGGTTGGCGGAAAGCCACGCTCTTTCTGGTAAGAAATCAGCATATCCAGCACCTGCTGCTGGCATTGAGTTAACGTCGTCATGCCGCCATCTCCCTGACCAGTTTTTCCGCCTGCTGGCGAACCTGCGCCAGAAAGGCCTCACCACATGCCTCAAGTTCATCGCGCCCGATGTAGCTGATTGCCGGTCCCTTCCAGGTCTTGTCGAAAACAGCAATAGCACCAGCGAAGAAAGCGCCTGTCGGTACCTGCTTCTCGTCTTTCGGGATAAACCAGACAGGCAGTTCAAAACCAATACGCCCGCGAATAAAAGCAATATGATCTGCATCTTCCGGCCACCACACTTCGCTGGTGGCAGCTTTAATCAGGAAAACATAGCGCCCGCCTTTATCACGCATGGCACTGGCATGCTTCATGATGTAACGCATGCCGGTGATGTATTGCCCCTCATGCTGACTGGCGCGGCTGTATGGGGGATTACCAAAGGCAGCACCTTTAAGCTCCGCAAGACGTTCTGACCAGTCATGCGCCAGCGCGTTGTCTTCCGCCGTGTAATACGCGGCACATTTGGCATTATCACCGTCAGTGAACAGATCCAGAACAAACGGGCCAAACAGGGTGTTAATTCCCCAGAAAATGTTGTCCGGCGTGCGCCACTGATCGCCCACTTCCTTCAGTTCATGGGCTGGTTTGTTCCGCAGTTCCACCAGCGCCTGGCAATATTTATTACTCATTAAGCCCCCACGTAATTCCCTGACAGATACCACTCTTCACCCGATGCAGCGCGCTTGCTGCTTTTCCGTAAGCACCGCTCACGACGCGCCAGAAAATTGTTTCGCTCTTGCTGGGAGTGGCTTTCACGGAATGCCGCCATCCACACCGTTGCAGCACGACGGTATAAGCCCCTGGACTCCAGTTCTTCCGCCTGGCGGGTCAGGCACAAAATCACCCGTGGATCGTTAGTGCCGACATAGAAATTGCGCACAGGTCTGGTTTCTCGAACTGGTTGTGGTTCCGGTTCCTGCGCTCTCTCAGTCAGGCGCGGGAAATGTCTGCGTGTATCTCCTTCACAACGGTGAGCCACACGCCCGCTCTGACGTAACTTGCTTGCTGACCGCAGAACGCGCTGCCGTGAGTAACCTGCAAAAGCATCCGCAATGTCTCCGGAAGTACACCCCGGATGGGCTTCAATGAATTTCTGAACGTCATTCAAAAGACTCATGATCACCCCCTGAATCCTGCCGGGATCTGGCTGTAGTCCACGTTGTCGTAACTGGCTTTGAAGTACGGGTCCTCACGTCCGGCTACAGATACCGCAGGAACTTCCCAGGATTCTTCGAAATGACGATCCGGACCAAAGAACGTGACAGCCTGTTTCACAAATTGTGTGCCGCTGTTACCCATCGCAGATACCCAGCCCGCGTAGCGTTTCACACCTTCCAGCATGGTTTCGGGGTTTACCCCCTCATTCAAACGGGCTTTCCAGGCTTTGAAGGCTGCAGATTTTGAATTGCCACCAGCACGTTTGGGATATGCCAGCCATGCCTGCTCAAACTCTGGAGAGTATTCCGGTCGGTTTGAACGAACTCGCACAGACTCATCAGCAGATGCACCAACAGCTATTGGTTCATTGACTGGTTCTTTGACTGGTTCAAAAGAGTGACTGGTTCTGGGTGAATCTCCTGCACTACCCCCTGGTGCAACTCCTGCACTACCTAGTGCAACTCCTGCACTACCTGGTGCAACTCCTGCACTACCTGGTGAATTTGCTGCACCAGATAGTGAATTATTTGCACTACTCCCTAGTGAATCTCCTGCACCATCAAGATGAAGGAGATAGATATTACTTGAGTTACCTTTTTCACCTTTCCGGGTGACTTTTTTTACCAGCCCGGAATCACAAAGGGCCGCAATATGATTCATCACAGAACGTTTGCTAATCTCGCACTGGTCAGCAATATGCTGGTAGCTGGGCCAGCACTCACCCTGATCGCTGGCATTATCAGCCAGCTTGATCAGAACCAGTTTTCGCAATGGATTACCCACTCGAATTTTCATCGCTTTAACCATCAGCTCCATACTCATGCTGCACCTCCGAGATGCTTCATGTTTTTTCCGGAGCAAAAGGCTATAAGCGGCATACTGACGCGGTAATTACGGCCCAGCGGTTCACAAACCACCTTCTGACATTCACGGTCAACCAGGCTAACACGTAGAACATGCCCTGCAGGCGTGGTGTACCACTGACCCGGACGAGGACAACGGAAAGTCTGATTGGTAAAACGTTTGAAAATATTCCGGATCATTTGCGCCCCCTTACCTCTGAAGGGTTCAGCGACAAATTTATGAGGCAGGCCAGCGCCGAAGCATCATTAATATAATCATATAAGCTAACAGCCAGCGGAGATTCGGCTTTTGCCAACATAGGATAAAGCTGCTGCAGCCAGACCTGATGAATTGATGAAATGTAGGAACAGAGAACGCTGGCGTTATGTGCAACGTCGCTCGGTACAGCGGGCTTTGAAAGCTGTTTCTCCATCTGGTTAAAGGCATTGATATATGCCTCTTTGAACTGGGCAGCACGTTTACCCGTGAAACCCATAGCAAGAAACGCAAAACCGTCGCGTGTGATTTGGTAGCAATGAAGTTTGCGACCTGTGCAATCAGTGTAATCACTCACCGAAAAATTGCGGGCAGTGAATGATGCTGAGCATTCAAGCGTGCGGATCTTTTTCAGTACATCGTCATGACGTTTGGAGAAGAAGTTGGCAACAGCCAGGGATGAAGTAACAACCTGACCATCAACGATGGCAATTTCAGGTTGAGTGAGGGTTGGGATCGTAGCCATGATGGCAGCCTCTTTGGTGATTTTTAATAACTCACCACCAAGGCTTTCCACGACCTTATTGGTGGTGAGACGTACAGGGGTGGAAATACCGGTCACCAAAGAACCCGGCCCAACCGAAGTTGGCCCTGCACGCCCCACCATAATTTGGGCGTAATGCTGCTCATGACACAAAAAAACCGCAAGAGCGCGGTTGTGCGCTTTGGTGAATTCCGGGTTTCCACGCCCGGCACCCGTTTTATAAGGTGCCTGAACAGTGTAACGTCCCGGAATGGCAGAATCAATGTGTTGGTGGTCCGTCACACTCAACAAAATCACGCCTGAATTTCCACAAAGGACTAAAGCACTCATGCGGGTAGTCTTTGCGAAGATAGATAACGCGCTGTGTTTCTGGCTCCCAACGAATAACATGGACATAAAGCCCTCTTCCGTCACGAAACCAGCGGTTAAGTTCCTGCACAACTCGCCCCCCACAGTCAGGTAAAGTTCTCTGTGGTTACTTACAGCCAGGTGATTTGGTAATCTGCATTCATGCCGTAACAACAGGTGTTCAGCGACGCTGACCACCAGCTGTTGCGACAAACGGTTATTTGCCGTTAAACTGTTCATGCGTTAGTTTCTCCACAGACACAAAACGCCACGACGCCCGGAGCTGCACACTCGCGGGCGTCACTCTTTTCTGGAGCGCAAAAGATTTTGTAGACCAGTGCTGCATGCTCCTGGAGCTTCGAAATTGACAGATACAACTCATCATTAATTGCTGTCTGCTCGTGTGGCTCCACTACCCCATCTTCGATTGCCGAACGAATCTGCTTTGAGTAACTCCCGATCTGTTCGATGGCTTCCAGCAGGCGCTGGTTTATATCGGCGTTCTCTACTTCCTCAATTTCAGGAAGCGATACAAACACCCCACCAGCAGACTGTGCGACAGCATCCGCAATGTAGTGAGTGCCAGCCGCGCGCTGTAAAATCATTGCCCATCCCAGCGGGAAAATCTGATCGCCATCTGCACGAAGGCGGTTGAATAAAGCGTTCTCTGTTACATCCAGCCACTCAGCAGCTTCAGCGTAACCTCCCGGCAACGCCGCGATAGTTTTTCTGACAGCTTTCACGTACCACTCAGGTTGTTTTTCCACTTTCCAGTGATGCTTACCCACGGCTTACCTCCTGTTCCTGTGGTTTAAACCCATTCTGGTTTTGGCTAGATTGAAAACGTGCCGGATAAAGAATCTGCATTTCGCTGATTTCACCCTTAAAAAAATTGGCCAGACGTTCTGCAAGATCGATAGATGGAATTTGTTCCTGTCTTTCAATACGACTCAGCGTCGCTGGATTGACCTGAACGCCCGCAGCAACATGCTGCAAAGTAAATCCGTGCGCCTTACGCACATTCCGTAATGGTGATTGCATATAACCTCCACATATTGCGTGATGAGCATATTATTTCACGCAAATATTTTGCGCAAGTTGATTTGCTTAACGCGCAATAAAGAAATGTAATAAACGCATGAACATAGGAAATCGAGTCAGACAACTTCGCCAGGCGAAGAACATGAAAATCGCCGATCTCGCTGAAGCAATAGGAGTGGATGCGGCGAATATCTCGCGCCTCGAAACAGGTAAGCAGAAACAATTCACTGAACAAGCCCTGAGTAATATTGCCAGGAGCTTAGGTGTTGATATTGCTGATCTCTTTACCTCAGACCTCAAAAGTAATACTGTATGTAAAAACAGTATTAGTGAGGATGTTGCGCAGGTGAAGGATGTATTCCGTATTGAAATGCTGGATGTCAGTGCCAGTGCGGGAAATGGCCTTATCCAGGGCGGTGATGTCATTGATGTGATTCATGCCATTGAATACAGAACTGATAATGCTGTATCGATGTTTGGTGGACGACCAGCAAATCACATTAAAGTTATCAACGTTCGTGGGGACAGTATGTGTCCAACCATTGAGCCAGGAGATCTCATCTTCGTTGATATCAGTATCAATCAGTTTGATGGGGATGGTATATATGTATTTGGTTTTGATGATAAAATTTACGTCAAACGACTGCAAATGATACCTGATAAACTGCTGGTAATTTCTGATAATCAGATTTACCGCGAATGGGGAATTACCAGCGAAAACGAACATCGGTTTATGGTCTTTGGAAAGGTCTTAATCAGTCAGTCACAAACCCTTAAGCGACACAATTAACCCCTACCTCAACATCAATTAGCCACCAGAAGGTGGCTTTTCATCACCCACCAAGTTGCATATCTCGCAATAAAAACACTTGCATAATGCGCAACTTCATTTTATCTTTCTTTCCAGACATACAAACAAGGTACTAACAAAATTTGGTTGTAACACGGCGTATGGCACATGCGTCGTTAGCGGTCTGGTGACGTTAAAGGGGACAATCCACTCCTTGCTCGAGCAAACAAACCAGGTAGCCGGAATGTGCAAGTCAATGATGACGCTGATAAGACGCCTAACCAGCGTGGCGATTCGGTTTGACGCCTGGGAAGAGACCAGGGTGCAACGATGAGGGCATTTATGGAACCGCGACAAAGTGTGGTGCCGTAACTGGCTAAGTGCTCTCAGCGTTGTGGTGAATGCGCAGGCTGATGCGCGAAAGACATTGCAGCTATTGCGGAAAAGAGCTGTTCGGCGGGGCAATTAAACGCCCGTGAGAGTCTGAAATAACCGCAAGCCGGAGATCAGCACCGGTCACCACAGCAGCCACTGCTTTGGCGGTACCAGTTTGTACACTTGCTTCCGGCTGGTACCGCTCTTTTTACAAAACAGAGAAGAGCATCACCGGACGACGGGCTCATAACCCAATCCATCCGGGCGGCTGTCACCGCAGGTGTTCTTCTCTGTTTTGTGGAGAAACCAACCGACCTTGCAGGGTCGATATGATGAGGAGCAGCAAAATGGCTAGCGAACGCAGTACTGATGTGCAGGCATTTATCGGGGAGCTGGACGGCGGCGTATTTGAAACCAAAATCGGCGCTGTTCTCAGTGAAGTCGCTTCCGGTGTGATGAACACGAAAACCAAAGGTAAGGTCTCGCTCAACCTGGAAATCGAACCGTTTGATGAGAACCGTGTGAAAATCAAACACAAACTCTCATATGTTCGCCCGACTAACCGCGGGAAAATTTCCGAAGAAGACACCACCGAAACGCCGATGTATGTCAATCGCGGTGGTCGCCTGACTATTCTGCAGGAAGACCAGGGACAATTACTGACTCTTGCCGGTGAACCTGACGGAAAACTCCGCGCAGCAGGTCATTAATATCGTTTTTAATTAACTGATTATTTATCTCATTACTGAATATTTTATATAGTGAGGACTTATTATGTCTCAGAACTTAGACGCAACCGCAATTAATCAAATCCATACCCTTATTTCTGCTCAGGGTGTTAATGAAATTATCAGTAAGATTGGTGCCGATGCTGTGGCATTGCCTGAGAATTTCCGCATTCATGATCTGGAAAAATTTAATTTAAATCGTTTCCGTTTCCGTGGTGCGCTTTCCACTGCCAGCATCGATGACTTTACCCGTTATTCTAAAGATCTTGCAGATGAAGGCACCCGCTGCTTTATCGATGCCGATAATATGCGTGCCGTCAGTGTGCTTAACCTAGGTACTATTGATGAACCAGGTCACGCAGATAACACCGCCACTCTCAAACTGAAAAAGACAGCACCGTTCTCTGCTCTGTTGTCTGTTAATGGCGAGCGTAACTCCCAGAAGTCACTGGCAGAATGGATTGAAGACTGGGCCGACTACCTTGTGGGCTTTGATGCTAATGGTGACGCCATTCAGGCAACAAAAGCAGCTGCGGCAGTCCGTAAAATCACAATTGAAGCAAACCAGACCGCTGATTTTGAAGACAATGACTTCAGCGGCAAACGCTCTCTGATGGAGTCTGTCGAAGCGAAGACCAAAGACATTATGCCAGTGGCATTTGAATTTAAATGCGTTCCGTTTGAAGGTCTGAAAGAACGTCCGTTTAAATTACGCCTCAGCATTATCACTGGCGATCGTCCTGTACTGGTTCTGCGCATTATTCAGCTGGAAGCGGTGCAGGAAGAAATGGCTAACGAATTTCGTGATCTGCTTGTTGAGAAATTCAAAGACAGCAAAGTAGAAACCTTTATTGGTACTTTCACCGCCTGATTTCATTACTGCAAATGCCCCTGCGGGGGCATTTATGGAAACGTAATTAACTCAATAATCACCGGATGGTGAGGTCTTCCTTTTACCAGAATTCAGCGTGGTGCAGCACATATACGTGGAGAACAAAATGTCATTTATTAAAACTTTTTCCGGGAAGCATTTTTATTATGACAGGATAAATAAAGACGACATCGTGATTAGCGATATCGCGGTTTCCCTTTCAAATATCTGTCGCTTTGCAGGACATCTTTCACACTTCTACAGCGTCGCCCAGCATGCGGTGCTTTGCAGCCAGCTGGTGCCGCAGGAATTTGCTTTTGAAGCGTTAATGCATGATGCAACAGAAGCGTATTGCCAGGACATCCCAGCTCCACTGAAACGCCTTCTTCCTGACTATAAACGGATGGAAGAAAAAATAGACGCCGTAATCCGTGAGAAATACGGGTTACCTCCTGTTATGAGCACGCCAGTGAAATATGCCGATCTCATTATGCTGGCAACCGAACGCCGCGATCTCGGGCTTGATGATGGCTCTTTCTGGCCTGTACTGGAAGGTATCCCGGCAACAGAGATGTTCAAAGTTATTCCACTGTCGCCAGGCCATGCCTATGGGATGTTTATGGAACGTTTTAACGAGTTATCGGAGTTACGCAAATGCGCATGAATGTTTTCGAAATGGAAGGGTTTCTTCGCGGGAAATGTGTACCCCGAGATCTGAAAGTGAATGAAACAAATGCTGAGTACCTGGTACGTAAATTCGATGCGCTTGAAGCTAAATGTGCGGCACTGGAAAACAAAATAATACCAGTGTCAGCTGAACTGCCGCCAGCAAATGAAAGTGTTCTGTTATTTGATGCTAACGGAGAAGGCTGGCTAATTGGCTGGCGTTCTCTCTGGTACACCTGGGGACAAAAAGAAACCGGAGAATGGCAGTGGACATTTCAGGTCGGGGACCTTGAAAACGTCAATATCACTCACTGGGCAGTAATGCCGAAAGCACCGAAGAATAAAAAATGAGCGTGATAAAAACTCATACAGGAATTGTTATCACCCGAGACGGTCCGCAGGTAAAAAAACTGCACCAGACAAAGCGGATGTGGGTCGTCGGAAAAAACGAGTTTTACCACAAAGAAACCGGACGCCGCCACTTTGCAGAAAATACTCGCCGCCGACTGCTGATCGATACCATCAAGCCTATCGAGGTGAAGCATGTTTAAACAGAACGAAAAATCTATCGCTCAAATTGCTGAGTATATCCCGCGTGCGTGCCGGGGTATGCAGTTGCAGGAAGCCAAAGCACGCCTGGAGAAAAAAATTGCGCTCTATATCGATGACGGCTGTGATGCCGCCGTTCTTAACGCGGCGTTCGCGCCAGCTCTTAACAGTCATACGTGAAAGTCTTTTTTTTCGTGCATCGCAGCGCAGATCCGTAAAGGAGGCAACCAGTGAGCAACATTAACTATCAGGTACTGCGTGAAAAGGCAGAGAAAGCAACTAAAGGAAGCTACATCGTAGGGCATACATCTGTTAACCAACACGGCAATTTAACAGGAGTTTTTGTTTGTCAAAAATGGAAAGGAGAACCCGGTGGCGTGATTGCGGAATGTCATGTTAACTGCCTGATTGAATCAGATGCTCAGGCTTATGCAAACGCTGAATTCATAGCAGAGGCTAACCCGGCTACCGTGCTGGCACTGCTGGATGAACAGGAAAGAAACCAGCAATACATCAAACGCCGCGACCAGGAGAACGAGGATATTGCGCTAACGGTAGGGAAGCTGCGCGTTGAGCTTGAGGAGACAAAATCAAAACTCAACGAGCAGCGCGAGTATTACGAGGGAGTTATCTCTGATGGGTGCAAGCGTATTGCTGAACTGGAAGCGCGGGAAGTTCAATTACCGACTCGCTACGACCTTCGATATGGACACCCGATAAATGCAGATGAGCGACAAGTCATGATACCTAAAGAAAATGGCAGTTGGCTTTACCTGATTGACCTAGAACACGCATTACGCGTCGCTGACATTCGCATCAAAGGAGAGTGATATGGCGTTAACACACCACGAACTCTGTCAGATTGCGTACAAGTTCCTTAAGCGCAACGGGTTCAAGGTTTGCTTTCATGACCGCTTTGTTGCTGTAACCAGTACCGGAGAACAGCCAGATGCTATGGGATTCAGAAATTCAGCATCATGCCTGATAGAGGCGAAGTGTTCTCGTGCTGACTTGTTGGCAGATAGAAAAAAGCGTTTCCGTAAAAATCCCTCACTTGGCATGGGCGACTGGCGATTCTTTATTAGTGAGCCGGGAATTATTTCAATTGAGGATTTACCACCTGGCTGGGGATTACTTCACGTTGTTAACGGAAGAGTACGGAAAGTACATGGGTGGCCCAAGGGTAATTGCTGTTGGGGTAATCCTGACGATAAGCCATTTACTGGAAATAAGCAGGTTGAATGCGATTACATGTTATCTGCATTAAGGCGCATGGAGTTGAGAGGGCACCTTAATGAAATATATGACGGTGTAATTGTTAATAAGAAAGAAGGAAACGCGGCATGATCACTATTACCAAAGAGCGACTGCTGACAATCAAGCAGTGGCGCGAAACATACGGACCTGATAGCAACGTTGTACTGCCAGCAGAAGAAGCGGAAGAACTGGCGCGAATTGCACTGGTATCGCTGGAAGCAGAGCCGGTGGCAAAGATTATAGCTCATTACCCATTAGGAGTTGACGTAGGCAAACAAAAGTTCGTACAGGCCATTGGAGAGCTTCCTGACTTTGGCGGATATCTATTTGCCGCCCCTCCAGCGCCGATAGTGCCGGAAGAAATGTATTGGCAGGATGCGCCAGTTGAAGGCAGCAGCAAAGCGGCTGCATACGCTACAGGCTGGAACGATTGCCGCGAAGCCATGCTTCAGTCCGGAAACTTTCGGGAAATAAAGATTCGTCAACCAATAATTTTCGGAAAATCCCGGAAGCGTCAACCAGCTCTCCGGTAACTCCGGCTCTTCTGCCTGGTGGTTTCACCATTGAGGATGCGAAGGAATTACATGAAGACCTGGCACGCAGCCACATAAGCAAGGCCTTAAGTGGCGAAAAGATGAAAAAGAAAGATCGCGATGCTGATTTGCGCTGGATTCATGGCGTTATAGTTCAGGCAGCGTGGTTTGTAAAAGCATCACTGGAGCAGAATGCACTATCGGGCAACTATCCGGTAACTCCGGATAGTTGGATAAGCTGTAGTGAGCGAATGCCGGATAAGTTAATTCCGGTAATGGTCATGTATGAAGACGGTGAGATGTGGTCTGCAATGTGGAATGGCAATCGCTGGGATGATGGCACCGAATATCCGGATCCGCACTCAGTTACGCACTGGCGTGAAATGCCAGCAGCACCGCAGCAGGAGGTGAATCAATGAGCTGGCCTGATGCAATCGTAACTCTGGGGGTGGTATTCGCAGCAGCGTTTGTTGTGTTCTCGATTTGTCGATGGGGATAACCACATGTTCGCTTTGATTCAACGCGGGCAGATATACACCGATAGTGCTGGCTACCCGATAAAAATTGTTCGCTGCATAAACAACACAGTGTTGTACAGAAGAATGGATGGGCGAACACAGTCAGTAAAAATAAACGATTTCAATGAACGTTTGAACGGATTGATCACCAAGAATACCGACAAATTCTGGCAGAAACAGAGCAGGAAGCTCATCTGAAAAAATTACGGGCCATGAAAAGGAAGTAAACAATGAATAAAGCATTTGAACGATGGATACGCCAGCGTTACGGCAATCGCTATGATCTGACGCGAGATGTTGACGGTTTCTACTGTCGTGAAGTTGTGAAGCGAATGTTTGAAATGTGGTGCCACTGCCGTGGATGAAAGTTTTATGAGGTTGGCATGCAGACAATCATCTATCAGATAACCCCCAGCAAATGGTGTACGGAGAGAGTCCTTATTGCATCAACAGGGCTAAAGCCCGGCACCATCGAGCGGGCCAGAAGAAAGTCATGGATACAGGGAAAAGAATACCGCCATTACTCTGTAGAAGGTGATCCGGGGCACTACAGTGAATGCCTGTACAACATCGAAGAGATTATGCGATGGATCGAAAACCAGAAACAACCAGGTGCCAAAAATGCAAGTTCCGGTTAACCTGTTAATGCTCCTGGACGTCTGGGAGGTTTAATGAGTAACGCATCATACCCGACAGGCGTTGAAAACCATGGCGGATCACTCCGTATATGGTTTCACTATAATGGCAAACGTGTCAGAGAAAACCTCGGTGTTCCTGACACCGCCAAAAACCGGAAGATCGCAGGTGAACTTCGCACTTCCGTTTGTTTTGCAATCAGAATGGGGAGTTTCGACTACGCCGCGCAGTTCCCTAATTCCCCTAACCTGAAACACTTTGGTCTGGGAAAAAGAGAGATAACCGTTAAGGCACTTTCGGAAAAATGGCTTGAACTGAAGAAAATAGAGATTTGTGCGAATGCACTTAATCGTTACCAGTCAGTAATTAAAAACATGTTGCCTATGTTGGGAGAAAAAAAACTAGTTTCATCCATAACAAAAGAGGATTTACTTTTCGCAAGGAGAGATTTGTTGACCGGTTACCAAAAGCTTTCTAATGGAAAGACTTCTTCCATAAAAGGGCGCTCAGTGGTCACGGTAAACTACTATATGACAACCATAGCTGGAATGTTTCAATTTGCAACAGATAATGGTTATACCTCAGGAAACCCATTTAACGGTCTGGCACCCTTAAAAAAGTCCAAGGTAAAACCAGATCCTCTCACCCGTGACGAATTTATTCGTTTTATTGAGGCTTGCCGTCATCAACAAACAAAAAACCTGTGGATTCTCGCTGTATACACGGGTATTCGTCACGGGGAGCTGGTATCGCTGGCATGGGAAGATATAGACCTTAAAGCAAGGACTATAACCATCCGTAGGAATTATACAAAACTTGGCGAATTCACTCCACCAAAAACCGATGCAGGCACCGGAAGGACAATTCATCTGGTTCAACCAGCTATTGATGCTCTTAAAAGCCAGGCGGAAATGACCATGCTTGGAAAGCAACATTCTGTAGAGGTGAAGCAGAGGGAATATGGGAGAACTGCTGTGCATAAATGCACTTTTGTTTTTAGTCCTCAGGTAACAAAACAGCAGCAGTTGTCCGGACCTCACTACAAGGTTGACTCCATCAGGGAGTCATGGACAAGTATCTTAAAACGCGCAGGTCTGAGACACAGAAAATCGTACCAATCCAGGCATACTTATGCATGCTGGTCACTTGCCGCAGGAGCTAATCCTAGTTTTATCGCAAGCCAGATGGGCCACACAAACGCACAAATGGTATTCAATGTTTACGGAGCATGGATGAAAGACAACAATCACGAACAGATAGAACTCCTTAACAAAAGACTATCTGAAAGTGTCCCATGTATGCCCCATAAGAAAGCTGGGTAA